CTTATCCATCAAAGAAATATTTATTAGCAAATTTGATAGTAACAATGGGTGGTCGTGCAGCAGAAATAGTTTTATTTGATAAAATTCAAACAAATTTAGAAAAAACAAATTATACAAATTCGAAACTATTTTCAAATATAGATAATTTGGATATAACAAGTGGTGCAAGTGGAGATTTAAAACAGGCAGATAATTTAGCAAGAAAATATATAGAATTGTTTGGATATACTAAAATAGATAATTCTTCTAAATTAACAAAAATAATTCAAACACCAGGAAATCCATATTTATCTTTAAGTGAAGAAACTAAAACTGAAATGGATGACTCTATAAATAAATTAATAAATTTTGGATTAATTACTGCAATAAAAATAATAGAAAAAAATTTAGATTCATTTAATAAATTAGCAACTGATTTAATACATAATAGATCAGTTGATTTGAAATATTTAAATGAATTACCGGTATCTTATTTTTAAAATAAAAATTAAGATGGGGATATTAATGTAGATGTAGATGTATCTAAAGATGTATCTAAAGATGTATCTAAAGATGTATCTAAAGATTTAACTGAAGATGTATCTAAAGATTTAACTGAAGATTTATTAGATGTTTTAGTATTAGATGTAACAGGGGTTGGAGAAATATTACCAGAACCAGATTGTATTTTAAACCAATTATTATTATTAAATGGAGAAATTAAAATATTACCAATTCTATTTTTCCAATATTCAACTCGTTTATCAAATAAATTTTCTTTATGTGTTTTAGGATATAGTTCTCCTTTATTTAATATTTTATGTTCTAACTGACTTATTTTAGGTTTAATACCATAACAATTAGAACCTAATTTAATATGAGGATTAGTTACATAACCACCATTAATGCCGGGTAATCCACAATCATATTCATGACCTTCTACATTTTTTAATTTGTTAAAATCATCTTGATTAGTAGGATATAATCCTAATTGATTTTTTGTCCAACCAAAACTACACCAACTTGCACCTTTTTTTTGTTCTTCTGCTAATTGTTCATAACTAGCTAGTTCACCATCAAATGCTTTACATACAGCCTTTGCATCGTGATAACTGAATCTATTACCAGGTATATGATATACTTCTTCTTTTAAATCATAAGAACCGGATATATCTTGGGTTTCATTAACAGTTGATTCAATTTCTATTTCGGGTTTTTCTGAAAAAATATTCTTTAATTCTGTTACAACATTTATATTAAAAAAATAAGCTAATCCATTTACAAAAACTAATAAAATTAATAATGCCCATAAAAGTGCTTCAAGAATAATAAACCCTCCATGTGAGAAATTATTAGAATCAGAATCAAAATCAGAATTTCCTAAAAATGCAAAAATAACATAGTAAATTAATATAATAAAAACTAATACTACTAAGACAAATGGATTAGTTCCATGAGTGTTTAATGTTTTTAAAAAATCTTCTGTAATATTATTAAATAAACTCATATTATTATATATAAATAAATATTATATAAAATAATACTAAGAATTACAATTATTTTAAATGTTAATTTTTTTATAAAAATAACAATATCCTTTATTAGTAATAATATTATTTTCATTTATTTCAGAAACAGAAGTATCATTAAAATGATACCATTTATCATTAGCATTTTTTATAAATGCTGTATAATGTCCACCTAAGCAACCACCACTATGATTGCATATACCAAATAAATCATATTTATATGATTCTTTATCATATCCTATAACATATTTACTTAAATCTAAATTATTAATCTTTGTATTAACTATTGTATTAATTTTTTTATTATTATTATTAAATCTTTTAAATGAAATAATTAAAATCTCTGGAAAACTCCAGAAATTTATACATTTTGTAACATCTTCTTTTTGTGATGTTTTTTCATTATACCATGCATTATCACCTGATAATATTTCTTTTGATACATATAAATCTAAACAATCATTTATATCACAGGAATATATATTTTCAGGAATAGGTAGATCAATTAAACAAAATGGTTCTGGCTTAATAGATAGAATATTATTATTTTTTTTTGAATGTAATAAAGAAACATGAATTCCATAAAATAAATTTAATAATTCAGAATATGTATTAGAATACATAGTTTTAATCATATTAAAACATTCTTTTGCTAATTCATCTGTTTTATTATGTGATGTACCAGTAATACTCATTTGAACTTTTCTTTTTAAAGAATTATGAAATGAATCAATTATAAATACTAAAAATTCAGGTAAATCATTTTGAGCAAAACCACTAAATAATTCAATATTTTTATTATGTGATAATTTTTGAACAGTTTTTACATATCTAGCGGGTGAAATTATACAATTTTGAGACCACATTAATTTTTTTAAATTAATCCATTCTATTAGTAATACACTATCATCTATTTTATTTAAAGTAGTTGTATCTAATTTATCAATAAATTCATTAAATGCATAACAATGTGATAATAATTGCATGCAAGAATTTAAATAACAAGTATTGCCTAAATTTGCTAAACCAGTTAATCCTTTACCTTTATATTTATTTAAATCAATTGTCATTATTATAATATTTATTTGGTTTATATTTAAACATATTTTAATTATATATTTAATAAATAATTATGGAAACGAATTCAAATAATAATTTAATTAATAATAATAATTACTTTAATACAATTAATAATTATATAATTACTTTAAATAATTCAATTAATTATTTAAATCGTTCAAATGAAATTATATCTAATATGTATAATAATTTAGATTATTATTATTATTATAATTGGTATAATAATGTTGAACAACAAAATAATTTTATTCCAGTGCAAAATAATAGAAGACGTCGTATATTTCAAAATAATACTTCACAATCTTTACAAATACCATTATATCATGATAGTTTAGAAAATACAGAAGAATCACAAGAATTACAAGAATTACAAGAATTACAAGAAGCACAAGAATCACAAGAATCACAAGAATCACAAGATTCACAAGAATCACAAGAATCACAACTATCTAATAATCAATTTATAGAATTATCTAGAGAAAATTTAAATAATGTTATTGCAAATAATATTACAAGATTAAAATATAGTGAAATATCTAATCCTAATGATACAGTATGTGCAATAACACAAGAAGAATTTCAACCAAATGATGATGTTGGATTAATAAATAATTGTGGTCATATTTTTAAATATACTCCATTATTACAATGGTTACGTAGTCATGAAACATGTCCTAATTGTAGATACTGTATATTAACTAATAGCAATTTAATTAGATATAGAGATAGTCATCTAAATCAAAGATTTTATTTAACTAGTCAACAATTTAGAATCCATGTTTTAGATAGATTATTTAATTATTCAAGAAATTAGTTATATACTATTACTAGATTATAAAGGATTAAAATATGCATATAATTTACTACTATTATTATTTATTAAAATTAATTCTACAGGAGCAACTGGCGCCTCTAGGTAAAATATATATTTTGCTAATTTAAAAATATATCTATTATAAATATAAATTTTACTTTTTTGTAAATATTGTGGATTGATTTTTTTTATAGATTTTATAAATATAACCATATACAAACAATAAATTGGGTTGATATATCCAATATTAATTGTATTAAATTCTAATTCAAAATTGGTCTTATATTTATATATATTTAACCATTCAGATGTAAAATTTGTAAATTCATTATTTGTAGTTATACTACCACTTAAATCTACTTTTATAATGGGAAAATATGTATAGTCATAAATAGCAAACATTCATTAGATTAATAGAATAAAAAATCTAATGAATATTAACGATAGTATAAAAAATTATTAGAATTATTTTTATCTTTTTTTACGTGTTGCAGTAGTCTTTTTTTTACCTTTACCTTTACCTTTACCTTTACTTTTACCTTTATTTTTACCTTTATTTTTACTTATAGTTATACTTTTACTCATTGAATCTACAACTGTCCCTATAGGTAATGGGTTTTTAAAGAATTTATGTTTATCTATTAGTTCTTTATTAGTTTTTTTTCTGTCTAATCTATCTATAAATTGACTAAGATATTCCGTAGTAGAAATAGTAGATTTTGAACTCATTTATAATATAATATAATATAATATAATATAATATATTTTTCAAATACATATTTATAAATATTTCTAAATATGTATTTATATATAATAATCAAATGAATATTAATATTAAATATAAGTTAACTAATCGGAGAGAAGTAAGGTAATAATATAGGTTTTTTATTATCAAGAGATATTTTAATTACTACAAATAATAAAATTATTTGTTAGTAAATAATGACTTTTTTTTAGATTTTTTTGGTTTTTTTGGTTTTATTGGTTTTTTTTGTTTTATTGATTTTGTTGATTTTATTGGTTTTTTTAGTTTTTTGTGTTTTTTTGTATTCATTTTATTTATTATTATTAAACCAGCATTTGATAAATATTGTCTTGGACTTGGAGTATTAATACTATCAACACTATCAATACTATCATTTATACAACTAAATGTTTCATCTATACTATTAGTTCTTGCTGAAATAGGTCTAATATGTGTATTTGAATTATTCATAGACATAAGATATAATAAATTACCCATATAGTTTTGTTTTATATTACTAAGTGTAACTTCATTTGTTTCATCATATGGATTTAATTCCGTTAAAGCATCATAATAATCTTTTATATATTTATTTGCTAATTCTTCTATTGATATTTTTGTCTTAGAATAAGGATCAATAATCATATCATTTAAATTTGATAATTTTTTAAATCGATTATAATAATAACGATCATAATCATCATTATTGCGAAATGCGTCTTCTATAGTTTCAAAATTATTATTTATTGCATAGTTAATTAAATTTAGTTGTTGATTTGAAAAAGAATCTGAAGATATCATATATAGAAATGTAAATATAAATAAAAATTATATATTTTTATTTATTATTTATTATTTATTATTTATTATTTTAATTCATTTAAAAATTTATCAAATATTAATGATTTAACTTCTTTACAACGCAATTCTTCAAGTTTTTTATTATATTTTTCTGGTTCAGGCCATTTAGTTTTTAATTTTTCTATTTCTTGTTCCCA